ACAGCTTTTTCTAGAGTAATGAATAATCTTCTTACATTAATTCTATCGAAAGCACTTGGTTTAGATTGAGCAGTTTTATCACCAAACAATACTGTACCTTGCCCAGGAAATGCTACAACAGGATTTATCCTTGCCTTGTATAATTCATCTCTTTGAGTTTGGTTAGGATTGAAAGCAAGTTTAACTGCACCTCTAATCTGACCTCTGTTAAATCCAGCAGGTGAGAAGAAAGGATCAGCAATACTATCTGTTCTTGCACAAAGTCCAGCGATGTCACCGTTTAATGGTACAAATCTGAATACATCAGAATACTTATCGTACATATATTTGTAACCACTATCAATAACAGCATAACTTGATGATGGTAAACCATCAGCAAAAGATACTACATTCTGAGTTTGTTGAACAGCATTAGCAGCGCCATTTGATGAAGTGTTAATAACATCTGCTCTCGCAGGTGAGATAAACGCCACACAATCTTTTCTTGCAGTTGCAATATCCATAACAGCAGTTGCTTTTGTGTCGCCAGTAGCGTCAGCACTTGTCTGTGAAGGACCGCAAAGAAGTAAAGATAAATCAACATTCTCTACATCACTAAATTTTTCATATGCAGTAGCAATTTCAGCATTAGTAGCAACGTAATCATCTGTTCCACCAGTAAGTGAAGTAGAAGATACTACGAAAGCGTCACCGACTGTATTATCAAAAGTTGTGCCTGTTTTTGAAGCACCATCTGATAAAGTAGCGATGTGGTCTATCCAATAGATAAACTTACTAGTTCTATAAATTACATCAGCATAGTAGTTTGAGTTGCCTGAAGAATCTTTAGCGTCATGTGCCTGTGAGACACCAGCAAAAGTTTCTAGTATTTCGCCTGCAGTTCCTGTGATTGAGCCATCTTCGTCAACAACGACAATGTGCATTTCATCATTTGAACCACCAGCAGCAGATACATCATCTGTTGTTGTTGGAGCTCCAGAAAATTGAAAATAAAATTCCCAATGTCTTAGAACTTTAGCGTTATCAACAATAGCATGTCTTAATCCACCTGTTTCTGTTTTACCAGTAGCAGTATTGAATCTTGCGATTGTTAGTAAGTTTGTTGATATTGCAGTTACCTTGTAGAAAAATCCTGAAGGTGCACCTGAATTTGAAGGCACATCACTTGCGTCTCCAAACTCTAGTATATCGCCTACTTGCACTAAACTACCATCGTCAAGAGATATTGTTGTATCTCCGATAGCAGCAGAAGCGTCAGCAACTAGATTACCACTCATTGAGTGTGGTCCAAATGCGGTTGAGTTAGGACATAAAGAAATCTTTAAACTATTTCCTAATGTTCCTGCCTCTCTTGCAGCCCAAGTTCCTATGTTAGTTACTTGACCAGCGCCAGTTTCAGAATAATAATCATTAAGGTATTGCGTAGTATTTTTAATTAAGATAGCAGTACCAGTTGACACAGCATTTACTAATCCTGTGATTGGTCTTACTACCTTCAGATTGTTTCCGTATCCTAAAAAGTTAGCAGCAGTAAACCATTCTTCAAAGTTAGATGAATTTGGTTTTCCAAATACATCGGCCAACTCTGTTTCAGACGAAACTGTTGTAACTTCGTCAATTGGTCCTTTTTCTGCTGTTATTACTATACCACCTGAAGTCGTTGAGACAGCAGGAATGACATTAGTAAGATCCTTTTCAGTAACGAGAACACCTGGTGATACTTGAAAAGCCATATTTTAGTTCTCCTTAATATTAAGTTTATTAGTTATAACCCTTTGTGTATATTTATAGTATACCAAAACTACACTATTCCCCTTTGCGATATGATACGGGTTGCCAAACTTCTCCTGCGTCAACAAAATATCCATCATTTCCCTCTGGATCGTTTAATCCATCGTCTATGAAACCAAAAGGTGCCATATCTGCCTCAATGGCATTTTGTTGTTCAGTAAACATTTGCCCTCTCACATCTACATTGGTTAATTCTTTAAAATATCTTTGATTTGCCAACCACGAAAATATCACTAAACACATTACTAAATCGTCTGTAGCCCCACTCTCTGCCTCAAAAGATTTTCCTTTAGATATAAAAGTTGATAATTCAGATATAATATCAAAGTCGTTAATAATTAGTTTATCTCCTTCGATTAAACTTTTTAGATTAGAAGTTCCAATTTTTTTAGTACCCTTAGTCATTCGCAACCCTAGTTGATTACCACGACCACTAAAACCTCCACCCAATACTTGACCAGAACGACCTCTTTGTGTAACCATCATCATATTATCATACTCTAATTCAAACTGTAAGTTGTCTGCTACTTGTTGTCCTAAGTCGTTTATCTCTATAAGAATATATGCTTTGTTATATACATTAGCAACTTTTTCTATAATACTTGGAAATACAAGAGGTTTAATTTCGTTGTTTCTATATTTTGCAACTACTTTATAAGGCACACTAGTACAATCCATAACACAAAATGCCGAATAGTCATTTGTTAAACCTCTAGATACGTCAACTGTAATTGTATAGATATGATTTTTTTGTGGCATATCATAAACATCTAAACCACCACTTCGTTTAGGTTCAATAACAGGCATAGTTTTTATTTTACTTGCATTGATAAGTGTATCAACACTACCTAAGAACTCACATTCAAACTCTGTCTGAAACTGTGCCTCACTTGTGTTTTTAATTGTTTCTTCTTTCCATTTTTCATCACGACCTGGTACTTCACTCCAATGCACTTCGACAGGAACAAAATTATTATTCTTATTTGTTGCGTCTATCCACATCTTATAAAACATATTCATTCCATGAGGTGTAGATACTATCATTACCTTTGATGATTTACCAGATGATATTGTAGGATAAACTGAACTAAAAAATTCTTCGGCAATATTATTAGGCACATAAGCGAACTCATCTAAAAATATTATATTAAAGGTACTTCCTCGAACAGCACTAGAAGAAGTACTTGCCGCTACAATTCTACTTCCGTTTTCTAATTCGAGTGACCCTTTGTTCCAGTTGAGAACGCCTTGTTGCATCCATTTAGGTAGATGTTCGTAAGCCAATTGCAAACGACCTAATAAATCTCTTGCCGTAGAAGATTTATTGGCCAATATTGCAACATTCACATTATCATTAAATAAAACATAATGTAAGAGGTAAGAGACTATGATAGTTGACTTTCCACTCTGTCTAGGTAATTTACATATTGTAAACCTATTATCGTGAAAAGTATCTACCATCTTCCGCTGAAAGTCATACATTTCAAAAGGTACTAAACCTTTATCAATGGTGACAATTTTTAAATATTGTTCTATGAAATATTTAGGACTTTCTAAACACTTCATCACTTCTTGAACTTGTTTTTTTGTAAAACGAGAAGGAGTGTGTGCTTTCTTTAAATTAGGATTACCTAAATATTGATCCGTTGTTGCCATTTAATTTTTTAAGAAGTCTTTAAAAGATACTTTATCTTCATTCACTTCTTGTCCATAATCCATTTTATTCATTAGTACATATAATTTTTCACCAAGTAAATTGCCTGCCTCGTAATCTGAGACATAATGAAATCCTGCAACTACTCTACCATAACCACATTCATAAGCTGCTTTCATTAATTCTTTTTCTAACTTTGGTACTTTACCAGCAACATATCTAGCAACAACAACTGATTGACAAGCATGACCACTAGGATATGACCTAGTTTTATTTGTTTCACTAGGTAAAGTATTTAAACTAGAAAGAACTTCGACAGGTCTACGTCTATTAAAATGTTTTTTAAAATGATTTATAATAGCTGTTTGTTGATATATAATATCTTTAAACTCTTGTGGGTGAAACTTTAATCCATGTTTATCACAAACTTTTTGAATAGCATAAAAAGGAACTCTATCGTGGTCTCTAACAGACTGTACCTGTTCTGGAGTTCTTTGTCTAATTATTTCTTCTACATCATATGCTTCTGTTAAATCAGTAGCAGGTGGTGATGGAAGTGTTATTACTTCTTCAAGTCCTTTTCTAAAGAATATCATTTTTTTTCCTTTAACATCTTTTGTAATTCAGTTGTTGAGCCAACAAACAACGCATTAGTAACATTTTTTGGTCCTTTATCTGGCACCTCTTTTACTTTCTTCAATTTTTCCTGTAAGTCTAAAAGATTTTGTGATACTTCACTTACCGTTTTAATTAGTTGTCCTGCAACTTCATAAGCACGAGGATGTTCTCCTTCTTTTGCAAGACTAAGAATACCATCAATTGCTTCATTACCTTTATCAATTAAATTATAAAGATTTTTTCTACCAGTTTCAAAATCTATTTCTGGATCCTTATCTTCTGGTGCTATTATTTCAGTACTTGGTGTTTTAGCAACCTCTAAAGAGTTTTCGTAAGGCACTTCTTCAACAATACCTAGTACTTCATTTAATTTATCGTCAATTTTACTCATGTTAAAATCCTCTTAATTACTTATCTTCGCCAGTCGCTTCATCATAATCTAAAGTGTCAGTAAAGAAATCTAGTGTAGTCGTATATGTATAATCATCATCTTTATCAGCTGATGTAGGGTTTGGTGTAACTGTAACCCTTTCAACTCTTGGCGAACCACTTTTTGTATCAGAATATAAATCAGCAGAAACAGTTTTAATTATAGATGATGTAGAAATAGGTCCAAACAAATAAATTTTTGCTGTAAATGATAATGTATAAATGATTCTTCTACTAGTTGTTAATGTTCCTGTATAACTATCTTCATAATCTACACCATTTAAAATGAAAGGTATATCTCTTTTTGTATCCATTGTTCTATCTTCTATCATAGTAACAGTATAGTCAGGTTGAAAGTATGGAAGTATCTGTTCAATAATCTGTAAACCGTCATCTGAATTAGCAACATAAACACTTAAAGTAAAATTAACATTGTAAGGCACAGGCGTATATTGACTATTCATTTTAGTCGTATCAGCATTTGTTGTTACTTTAGTTATCTTTTGATTCTTATTTAACTTACGGCTGCCGTCATAACTATAACCATTAACTTCAAAGGACATTCGAGGTAGAGTGATTGCCACTTTTGAGTCATCTCCAGTTAAGTCTTGCTGTGCGTCTAATCTAGCTAAAAACTTTTCTTTTGGTGAATATGATAAAGGTACTTTAATATTTTGTAGAGGATTCCCGCTAGAATCTAGTCTCTTAATATTTACATTATTAAATATTGTTCCAAACGCAATAACAGTATTACGAATTTTTTTGTGATAAAAGTGCTCGCCAAACATTATACTATTTTACCTTTGTTAAGACCTTCTTTAATAATATATTTTTGTGTGCCATTAGCACCAATATTTACTTCTTTTTTTAGGTTTCTACTTAAATTCATTTCTTTTTTATATGTTTCAGCCTTTTTATGAAATTCTGCAAGTTGTCTATGTCTATCTCTATCCATTAGTAGTCATCAACTTCACCAAATGGGTTTCTTTCGCTGAAGTCTAATATGTCATCAGCTGTTGAAGCAGTATTTGTTCCTGCTTCTGTCTCAAATACTTGACCTTGGTCAGTAGGTGATTGTGTCGCCATTGTAAAGGTCTCATTAATTAAATAATCTATTGCACCAATAGTGCTCTCTAACACAAAAGAACCTACTTCGTTTTCTAAAGTAAACTGGAAGTTCATTGTGTCAGTTGATAGACTATCCTCAACATCATCAATTGTAGCAATACCAGTATCAATTTTTTCTGAACTATATTCAAATCGAGTACATGATAACTTATAAGTTGGTAAAGCACTTTGTTGATAAAATGGTTGTTCGTGTTCTACAAACTGTATTTCAAAAAATGCATTTGTAGTAGGAAAATAAACTAAATCCCCCTCTTGTGGTCTATCAGCAACTAAGTCTGAATTATTACCTACTAGAGTTTCCCATCTTAATTTAGATAAAGTAAATGTAATATCATCTCTTAATTCTAAACCAAACTTTTTAATAATCTCTTGTTCGCCCATATATCCATCAGTATTATCAACATACATTTCAATAATATATGAATCATTAAAAGAGCTTGCAGGATCTTCACCAAAGATGTTATCTTTGTTTACTATCTTTCTCGGTAAGTAATAGACATCTTGGCCGTAAATCTTCAGTTGTTCTATAATTAAATCTTCGTATAGTCTCTGCTCTGAAGTAGTGCCTGTGTCAAAATAGACATTTGTTGGCATTTATTTATCCTTGTTGTATGTGAGGAGGCTCTTCATAATTTAATCTTATCTCTGTTTCTAATTCTTTTTGTTCTTGAATTGCTGTAGAAAATAATTCAGGTCCGTTTAATGTTACTCCTCCTAACATCGCTGTGCCTGAAAATTTTGAAAGATTTTGTCCCCATTGTTTTTTAATTAATGCTGTTGCATATCTTTTTAAATATATATCATCATAGATATCTGCATGGGTGTCTGGATCTAACTTACGGAAAACTTCTATAATTAAAAACTCACCAGCTGTTATATCTGTTTTCCAATCCATATCTATAAACAATCTATTTGATAGGTGGTTAAATCTCATTGGTTTTTCACCCACTAAAATGTGGTCTAAAAAATCTAAATGTCGCATTGTCATTTCATAATGCACAATACTTGTAGATGAAAAATCATATAGGTCGTTTAATCTTAATTGATATCTAACATCAAACATATTTAAGTTTGCTCTGTCAGATAAAGGAAATACATTCACGACAGAAATTACAGATGAAGGAACTACGATAAAATTATCAGCTCTTTTATATGTAGTTGTAATAGAATTATCTGTAACTGATTCTGAAACGTCAGTTGTCATTCTAGTGATATCATCTGCTGTAACTTGATACTTTAAATACATTCTTTCAACGCCATCAACATGGTATTGAGCAAAATATTGAATTGCCTCGTCTATTCTATCATCTACTTGGTCATCATCAACATTTATATCAATTACAGGTTTACCTAATGCTCTTAAACAGTATTCTTTAAATGTTGCTTTTGTACTTGGAACTGCCATATTTTATTCTTCCTTTTTAACTATTTATAACTATCCTAATGCGACAGCCTGAGCGATTGCAAATCCTTTAGTTGAACCAGTTGTTGTAGTTAATATTGTGTTATCTACATTGATTGTTACGATAGTACCACTAGTGGTTACAGTAGACACGCCTGTGCCTCCTCTAATTGTTAATCTATCTTCATTTGTCAAATTTATTGACCCACTACCCTCATCATCTGCTGTAAACAGAAACGGTGCAGTTGAAACACCTGATATTTGACCATCAACGTATGCCTTAATAGATTGTTGAGACGCAATCGCTGTAGCACTATCAGACGCCATATTATCTTCATCTACAAAACTTTTACCATCTAATATATTTAATTCAGCTGCAGTTGAAGTTACTGTCGTACCGTTGATAGATAGGGCATCTGTTTCTAAAGTACCATCAATATCAGCATTACCTGATATATCTAAAGTTGCGGCGTCTAACTCTCCTGTTAGTGTTATATTTCTAAATCCTGTAACATCTTTACTAGAGTCAACTATAACTGCCTTACTAGCAGTAATTGTACCTGCTGTAACACCATCTAATTGTGCAATCTCGGTACCAGAAATTTCAGAGTCACCTACAACAAGTGTGCCACCTGATAGAAACAATTTACGCCAAGGTCTTGTAGCAGAACCTAAATCAAAAGTTGATCCTGTTGTCGGCATTAAGTCTGCTGATATTTTATTTGTATCTAAACCACCACCAGTAAATGACATTTGTTTAGCAACAATATCCTTAAAACTTAAAAATTCTGTTTTAAGTTTTTCTAAAGAATCAATAGACTTTAAATTTTTAATTTTATCTTTATCTGCTTCTGTGGCAATTTGCATTTCAGAAAGTTGTTTTGAAACTTGACCAATAATATCTTCATTATATTCTTCTACCTCTTTTGGCAAAAGATATTCCATAATTGAAGCTGCTGATTTTTGTTCAGCTTCTTTTACTTCATTATTAACTTCTTTTTCTTCAATGTAATCACAAATACATTCTTCGCCACCACACTTTTCACAAACTTTTACTGCCTCTAATTGTGGTTCTAGTATTAACTCTTTTTTCTTTTCTTTTTTAAGAGTGTCAAATAAACCTTCTAATTCTGTTATTTTCTTTTCGTCTTTTGCTACCTTTTCTTCTAAGTCTTTTTTTTCTTCAGCAATACTAGAAAAGAAAGTACCTAATTCGGTATCAAAATCTACAGGAACTACTTTTTTAATTCCTGTTTGCATTTTTGCCTCTTGCAATTGAGCAATTTGTTTTTCAATATCTACATCTATTTCAATACCAACCTCTTCTTGAACTTCTTGAATTGGCAAGATACCTGATAAAAAATTATCTGATTTCTCGTTATCAATATATCTCTGGGTTGGACTTATAGTCATAAGTTATCTACTTACACTTGGTGTTACCGTTGCTCTTCCTTCAATTCGTCTAGTAATTAAACCAGATGAATCAGTTGTGGTTAAATCCCAAACATATCGACCTTCTGAAAGTGCACCTGTTATAGCGTCTGTTAGAGCTATAGA